GGGGTTTCATATTATCAGCTATTTCGGCAATAGCAGTTGCTTATGTAATGTTTAAAGACAATGTAGAAGTTGCTTCTGAAGTACAAAAAGAGTTTGCTAATATTCATAACGAAGCAACTAAAAGCATTGCTAAGCAAAAATCAGAATTAGATCTTCTTACTAAAGTAGCTCAAGATAATTCTGTTGCTCAAGAAAAAAGAGTTGAAGCTATAAAAAAACTTAATCAAATAATCCCTGACCATATAGGAATACTTACCCTTGAAAACATTAAAAATCAAGAAGGACTTAATATACTTAAAGCTTACACCGATGAAATTTATAAAAATGCAAGGGCTAGGGCAGTTAAAAGATCTTATGATAAATTAGTGGAAGAACAGGTTAGCGTAGAGGGAAAATCATTAGGAAGTTATAGAAGCGGTACAGGTGAATTTTTTAAAGGAAAAGTAAACCCCAATTTAAAAAGCGATGATGATATTAAAAATTGGGCTAATGAATTTACTAAAGAACTAAAGGACAAAGATGGTAACTTGATGCAAGAAGGCACCGCAATATTTTATAAGTTCAGGGATTTGCATTATAATAATATGAAAGCAAAACTTTCTGGATTATTAGATGATAAAAACCAAGAACTTTCTATAATTAATGCTAAAATAAAAGCATTAGAACCTGAAGTAACCAAAAACACAATTAAAGATTTAGGCAATAAAGATGGCAGTGTCATTTCTAATTATAATCCGATAGGCGGTACAAATAAAGTAGGCAATGGGAAAGGAGGTTCAGCTAAAAAAAACGACAATAGCTATATCAATGATGAATTAAAATTAACCGAAGAGTTATACAACATTCGCAAAAAAGCCGAAGAAGTGCGAATTTCTATGATGGCTGATGGCTACGAAAAAGATTTAGCATTAGAAAAACTAAATGGCGCCGCTAAAATTCAAGAGTTAACTTATCAAAATACTTCGTTCCAAAAGCTTCAAACAAAATTAAACGATGATTTATTAGCAGCTCAAAAAGTTGGCGATACTAAAAAAATTGCATCAATAAAAAATCAACAGGCTTTACTTACTGAAAAACAAAAAGCCAATAATGAATTGATTTGCTATGAAGAGGAAATGCAAAATAAACGCATTGGAATTATTACTGAAAAAGCCGCCAAAGAATCTATTACCAAAAGTAAAGAAGCATTCGACCAAGCTAAAATACTTCGTGAAACCAAATTTAACGAAGAATATGTAGCACTCGGAAACAACAAACGTGCTAAAGAAAAACTTAAAAATGAATTTGAAGCCAATGAACTAGAGCAAGAAACTATTTTCTTAAACGAACTTATTGCCAAATTCAACACCATTGTAGGCAAAGGAAAAATAGACGGAATTGATTTAACCTTACTTAGTCCAGAGCAAGTCGCCTCGTTTACTGCCGAAGCTGCGAAAGTTGGATTGTCTTTATCAGAGTTAATCAAAAAGAAAAACGAATTAGCAGGTAAAACATCAGGATCTGATTTTGGAATTCTACAAGGACAAGGCACAGATATATTCGGTTTTTCTCCCGAGCAATGGTCTTCGGCTTTCAATAATTTTGACACAATGGAAGAAAAGATTGGAGCCGTTTCAACTGTGTTGGGTGGTTTGCAAAATGCTTTTTCTATGTATTCTAGTTTCGTCGAAGCCAACTCAAAAAGAGATCTCCAAAACCTAGATAAAAAACAAACTGCCGAAAGAATCAAACTCAAAAACCAATTAGACAGAAAGCAAATTACTCAAGCGCAGTATGACAAAAAAGTTGCGAAACTAGATGCAGATAAAGAAAAGGCACAAGCAAACGCTGATTACAAACGCGCCAAAAATGAAAAAATAGCCGCGCTATTTAGTATCGCAGTTAATACTGGTATTGGTGTAATGAAAGCAGTTGCCGCTTCTCCGCTTACTGGTGGTTTACCTTGGTCAGCTATTATTGGCGGTTTGGGTTTATTGCAAGCGGGCATGGTTCTAGCGCAACCACTACCAGCCAAAGGTTATGAAGCTGGATTATACCAAGACTACGTTACCAGAGAGCAAGACGGCAAACGTTTCAAATCTTCCTATCAAGGCAAAACACGTTCAGGATTAGTAAGCAAAACCAGTCACTTTCTCGTTGCCGAGAATGGACCCGAAATGGTCATCGATGCAAAAGCATGGAGACAAATGAACCCAGAAGTAAAGGATTCATTAATCCGGGAACTCCGTGGCGTGAAAGGTTTTGAGCAAGGCTTATACAATCAAGCCGTGCAACGCTATGAAGTTCCAGCATCATCAGCACCAACACCATCAGGAAACGACCAAATGATGAATCAAATGATGATGTCAATAATGGCGGAGAATCTAGCAGTACTCAAAGAAATTAAACAATCTGGAATTATTGCTATTGTTACCAATAAAGATATGCCTTCGATGAAAAACCTGAAAGAAGGAATCGAAGATTACAACAATTTAAGAACTAAATCTAAAAAATAAAGTTATGCCAGCACAATCGTGGTTACCCGTAACAAATTCCAAAACATATACTCTTAATAATGGCAGTCTTAGTCCATCGATTACAAACGTAGATGTAACGATAAATGATTATGCCATGTATTTGAACTATGTTTATTCTGATTATCGTTTGCAAAAGGTTTCAAACTATATCAATTATGTTACAAATTGGATGAACATTGCAGCCTTTCCAGACTTTACAGTTCCTTACACTCACGGAATGGCATACAGTTACACGCCAGTGTTTCAAAACCAAAGTTTCTTAGTGAATGGCAATTATACTTTTCGAACAAACTATATTATTCAAGGCTTAAATAATAACACAGGTGAATGGGAAGATGTCGAAACGTATTACTTTGATATAATTTTGAATGTTACCAATGTGGCTTCAAATCCAACACCAACATTCGCTCCATCAACACTTAGATTCAACCACCAACAAAATCAAACATTACCATCAAATCTCGTGGTAATGAACGGTAACAATTGGAAAATCATTGGTAAACCTAATTTTGTTTTGACCTCGCCAACCGTTGGCGTTACAATTGCTTCTACTGGTTCTGGTACATCTGCCTATCAAACCATTTCAGGTTCTGGCAGTGCTTTTATTTATGTTGCATTAGGAAGTTTCTATGATAGTGAAAGCGTATTTGTTCCCGCTGATCTTACTGGAGATTTTGAAATTCAAAATAGTAATGTATATTTTGGCCAAGTCAATTGGACTGTCGCTGTAGTTCGCCTTTCCGATTTTCTTACCGTTCCTTATTTATCAGGCGAAAAAGCTTTTACATTGGATCAAAAGTATTTTGAATTCAGTTCTCAAAACCTTGGTACTTACTTTCAATTTGACAGTGAAATCAAAACCTATGATTTCTTTAACAACACCGAAAATGTATTTACGGTTCCTCAAAAAATAGTTTTGTTTCAAGGAAAATCAAAAGTAAATCTAGGACAATTAATTCATCGCCTAATGCGAAAGTTTCCAATTGTAAACGAATCTACTTTTCAAAACCAATTGGCTACATTAAACATCAGTTGCAAAGAAATTCTAGCTGCAGACGAAACTGTAGTTCGTGCCGGAACTAAATCAAATATAAAATTTGTTGCCGGTCTAAGCCGTGGCATTACTGATTTAGGCTTTCTAGACTTCAATCCATTGCCCAATCGGGGTACAAAAAACGGGTTCGCCATGCTCAATATTTTGTACCCTACTGGTAATTATGAATTTAGAATATTGAAAAATGGAACTTTGGTTTCGGCTCAGGCGTTGCCAGCATCAAATAATATTATTGTTTTCAAAAAAGTATCTTTTGCTGCTTTCAATCAAGGCGATATAATCCAGTGCGTTGTGGACTTCGTTGGTCAGAATAATTCATCAGCACCAAAAAAGACTTTTAAATTGTTTCCCGTTGGGAATTATTCCAATACCATAGTTTGGGAAAATGAATTTCTATTGCAATCAGTTTTGGAATGCACCGGAACGGCTTCTATAAAATCGGATTTTGAATTCCTTTCTCAAAAAGTTTATCAAAATTTGGTTGAAGTTATTGAACATTTTTCTTCTTCCAAAGAAGTGAAATTGTTCATCAATACAGGTTGGCTTCTTAAAACCGATGTCGATACTATCGAAAGCTTGATGCGTTCGAAACGGGTTTGGCTTTTAAATAACACTGGAAATATTGCATTGCGACCAGTAGCAAAGCCAATTATTAATGAGGATTTAGAAAGAGAATTAATCGAGTTCAGCCTTGAATTCATCATAAACCGAAACTACGATGAGGAAACTTATTCACTCTAAATTTCAATTGGATTTATCCATTTACAAAATTTCAGATACCGAAGAAAACAATTGGTTTTCGGATGCTTTCTTTACAAAATATTCGTTTCCTTTTGAAATCGATTTGATAGACGATTTGGATATTGCCTTTGAATTTATCTCGCAATACAATACCAATCCACAAACCTATTACGAATGTCAATACGTTCATAATAACAAAATCGAAGATGCTATTTTCGAAATAGAATCGCACCAGGAGAAACTAAGTTGTACGGTTCGTTTTGGTTTTGAACAGTTGCCAAGTTTTGACAAAAAGCTATCTGAATTGTCTTTGGAAAAATTCGATTTACCATCTGGAACAACAATTTTTCAGCATGCGCAAACCATAATTACACAATCATTTCCAGCGGTTAATTACAACTTTCCGCAAATTCATATTGACAAATATGATCCTACGGACGATTTATGGCCCAATTTTCAGAACATCATTAACAATCGTGTTGATGGTACTTTTTTGATAAACGAAGTTATAATGGACGAAACGTTTAACAGAAATGTAATGCAGCCTCTATCCTATTGGATTCACATTCTACAACGAGGAATGATTGACAGCGGCTATACATTGGCTGGAAAAATAATGAACGACGAGCGTTTGAAAAAAGCTTGTCTCTTTGGCGATGTCGATTATTTTAAAGCTGCAACGGTTCAGGAAGACATCATCATCACGAAAATGTCCGAAGATGCTATTGAGATTAATTACAACAATAGCCGTGGCGAAAAAGCCTCCAAGTATTATTCAAACACTGTGCTAACCACACCAGGGAAATACAATATTAGCGGAACTATAAAGTGTTTGAAAGCTGCAAGGTTCTCAACTTACTTTAGAATCAAATATAGAAACACAGTTATTTGGTCTCAATCATCTAAAAATGTTGGACTTTTTCGAGGTTCTGAATTTGCCGATTATGATGTAGATATTGACTTTGAAACTATTGTAGATGCAAATGCGAACGACATTACTATCGAAGGTTACCAATATTTCACCGAAGAAGAAGTTATAATTTCATTATCCATAAGTTGCATCCGTTTGCATGACAATTCAGGAAACGCAGTGCCAACCGTTATCAATGAAAACAAAGTAGATCTTACTAGAGCTGTGCCCGACATGACTTTTGCAGAATTTGTAAAAGTGGTAAAGAATTGGTTCAATTATGACTTGACAATTATTGGCAAACTCGCCATCATGAATCCAATCGAAGAAGAAATCAATTACAATGAACTAGTAGATTTGCAGTTTTCTGAAATCAAAAGACCGAGGCGAAAGTTCGGTCAAGGTAAATCCTTTTTACTGCAATTTCAAGAAATTGAAAACAAAGATTTCAAATTTCTGCCTGTTTTTCACAATCAATCTGGAATAGTAAATTCTAATTATGTCACCGATGACAAAACCACCACAATAGAAATTAATGGTTTGCCGTTGCCGTTGTTTACCAGAGAAGGAGTTCAAACGGCTTATGCATTGGAGCAAAATAGTAGTAAAGCCTATTTGGTTTGCTACGATGGTTTGTATAATGGAAACAATTTGGCTAAGCCAAATGACAACTATCTCGTTCCAGCGGTTCATATTGCGTACTGGCAAAAATGGTTTAACTATCGCATTAACGCACCGGCATTCAATTGGCAGTTCAAAACGTGGAATGAGTTTGTTAGTAATTTAAAAGTGAAAACAAAAATCTTTGCTTACAATAGAATCCACATTATCAAAACCATCAACAAAACCGAAGTTAAACCCGATTCGTTTGAGATTGATATAGAAACCGAAGCGTTAGAATAAACTATCAATGAGGAATATTTCAGCATTGGCATCAGCCTGAACGATGTGTGAGTAAATCATCGTCTGGTTGATGTCCGAATGTCCTAACAACAATTGCAATTTTTCGACCTGTCCTCCAGCTCTCAAGAAAGAAGTTGCAAAAGTATGTCTCCCAACATGGAAAGTTACTTTCTTATGGATTTTCAAAACTGCCATGATCTTTTTCAGTTCATCATTAATATGTTGGTCGGCAAACTTCTTTTCAAAAAGTAGCGGTTCGTGCTCCAAGATTTCTCGAGCTTTCATATTCATCTGAATATTTTGATCTTTCTTCGTTTTTTTTGACACAAACGAAATGTAGTTGTCAATAAAATTATTTCTTCTCAAACTCTGAATGTCTGAAATGCGCAAACCGGTCATACAGCTCACAAGGAAATAACCCAATATCAATCGATACGAATCACTAATATAAGGACTGAAATAATATCCTACACAGCGTTTCAGTTCTGCTGTGGTTAGGCTGGTTCTGTTGCCTCTTGTGCTTCCAACCTTTATTTCATCAAGATTTACACTTAAACGAATACCAGCCTTTGCGGCCAATGCTAGAAACTTTTTAATGGCTGCAATGTTTGCCGAAACTGTGGTACTTTCGTTGCCTAATCCTCGATGATGCTTGATGAACCTATCAAACCAACCATGGTCAATTTCCTGAAAGGTAACATCGTCATCATAAAGTTTCAACTTTCGCAAAACTGATTTATAGCGTTGGTATGATCCTGGTTCCATCAACACCTTCTCCTCTTCCAGCATCATATCAAAGAAAGCCGTAAACCGAACACGTGGCATTCCGTTAAGGAATTCTTTCTTCAAAGCTTCGGGCGTGAGTACTCTATCAGCAAGGCGATAAGAAGTTTTTATTGCTGTCAGTTTAGATTTAATGTTGTCTAAAATCAAGTTGGTATCTTGATTTTCTTTTGACAAAGGAAGCAAACGTTCCTTCTTTAAATCCCATTCTTTCGGATTCACATTTATATTAAGTGAAATCCTTTCTCGCTTGTAGTCACCAGTCAAATGTAAACTGATTGGCGATTTTCCATCCGCATTTTTATAGTTGCGAATACTAAATTTATCTTTCATTGACACATAGATTTTGTTTGTGTCAACGAGTGTGTCAAAAATCCTTTCGGAAGTATTCATCATAAGGCTGTCAATAAAAAAGTTAAAAAACAAAAAAGCGCACTATACTTGGTCTCACGACCTGTATGTGCACTTGTTTTTTAGCTAGTAATAGCCATTTGTGATCCCAGAAGGATTACCCACCACACTCGCAACGCACGTATTCATTGACTTATTTTATTTTTTGTGGCTAATTTGTGCCAAATATTCCCGTACATTTTCCACTTTCTTACCTATTAATTCCAATTCCTTATCGATATTCATCTCATTCAATCCGTAAAAAGGCTTTGCTTCTTGCGCTGAATTTACTGTTTCCTCTTCCGAAAATATATACTGCAAATCTACATCTGGAAACTCCCGAATTAGTGAAACAATAAATTCGGGTCCAAATGAACTTTCTCCACTCCAAAACCTACTAATCATTGCGGGCGCATGTCCTAACCTTTTACCAACTTCTTTTTGTGAAAGTCCTTTGTTTTTAAAGAACAATCTTAATTTTTCGTTGTATTCCATATTTAGAATCATTATAAATTAATAATATTAGTAAACTTTTATAAGCAAAAGTTTACTTAGAGTAGATTTATTATATACTTTTGTTGTGAAATAATAATCTGATGACAAATATAATAATAAATAATAAGCAAAAAGATATGCAATTACACATCGATAAAGCCCGATCTATTATCGCCGAGTATCTACCAACTGAATATGTGGACAAAGTTTTAGAAAAACTGCCCGCAGATGCTAAAGTTTCGAAAGGAACAATTCGAAATGTAAAAAATAAAGCAAGCGACCGATTAGATGTGCTTAATGCTATGGTCGAAGTAGCATTAGAGCATAAAGCTTTACAAGAAAAATTAATTCAAACAATCACTTAAAAACAAACACCATGACACAAGTTACAACTAACAGACAGTTTCCTGGAATGGGAGACTCAGGAATCGAATTCTTTATTTCTGAAAAACAAACAAAGTTTATCCAACACGGACAAGTACTTCCGTTTGCAGAACTTCCGATTGCTACAGTCAATCTACTTCAAGAGGCCATTAGGCAAGATCCGCAAGTAAACGCTGAATTGCGCGATATGCACCCAAGTTCTCCAATGAAACGCATAGAGCAGTTCGCTCGTTGCCGTTTTGGAGGATTAGATTTTGTTGGCGATATCGTCGATGGAAAACTACAAGAAGGAGAATACCACGAATGTCCAAAACGTGGTACCTGCAAGAGCAATGGAATACTTTGCAAACTCCCATCTTATAACGGACAAACTTTATCCACTCTAGATGTTCAGCTAATGCAGCAACTTTCCACTTCAAAAACTATCGAATTAATTATCTATGAAATGGAAATTAGACCTGGAACATTTCATAAAGCGCATAATATTTTATACACCAAATTAGGCGTTCAAACGCGGCAAGAAGTAACAAAAATCGCCTACCGCTTAAATCTCATTCAGTTGTAAAACTGGGTAACACGTTCTTACCAATTCTGTATGTGCACTTACATACGCTAAACCACTCCTTGTGGGCGGTTTTTTTTAACTAATCCAATTATAAAATTGATGAATACAAATTCAAAACAGTTTCTAAAAACATACTATTATGATGTTATTCATTGGCAAATTAAACTTTATGTGTCCTATGTAAAAAACAAAAGTTACCCTGAACAGGAGCAGTATTGGTTAAAAAACCTAAAAGAAAGTTTAGTATTTAGAAATGAATATGCGCTTAGAATTATAAATTTTAAAGAACCATTAGAAAACATACAGTTAGAGTTGTTTTAAACTAAAAATCCAAAAATATATGTCAAACGAAATCCTTGCCTCAAAAATAGAATTGCTTAATGAGCAAATAGATAATATAGAAAAATCAGGCTACTTCACAGAGGAAGAAACTTTAACTGCTTCACAACTTCGTATGGAGCTAGTAAGTCTAAAATCTTTAAAAGCTACAAGAGAAGCTATTGTTGCTATGCAAAATTTAAGTATTGCGTTAGAACATTCCTCCAAAGAATGTAAAGCCTTCAAAGAAGCAACTCTTGAAAATAAAAATGTAGAGACCCTTTGGGATGTTTTAGACGCTTTTGTCAACCCTGTTTGTGATATCGAAGTTATCGATGCCGAAATACTAACACCAAATTCCATCAAGGCATAATGAGCTACGTAAAAGACACTGATATTTTTGATGCCACAAACGGCGGTCTCGAAATCATTACTTCCTATTATCCCAATGCGCAGAACGTAATAACCAAAACCGCGCGCCAATTCAAATTGCGTGAATCCGAGAAAACGGCTTCCGCTTCTTTGAAGCTTTTACAAAATGGAGTTTGGGTAGTAACCGACTTTGGTGGTGATGCTGTTTCTCGCAATGGTGTACAAGTTTGCGCCTTAGAAGAAAACATTTCTTACGGTGAAGCTTGCGCGCTTCTTGGTGCTCGTTTTCGTGTTGCCGGTGCAGTAATGGAAATCTACAAACCAACAATCGAGAAACGGCCGCTTACGCCAAAGGAAACTCCTGGTACGTATCATTTCGTTTACAACAAAGAACTATCTGCAAAAGAACTTGCCATTATTGGTCCACGTATCAATCAAAAACATTGCGAAGATTTTAACTTGAAATCCTGCAAATCGTTTGGCTATTGCAAGGAAAATGAAACTATTGTTACCACTTCAACCGAGGATTATCCAATTCTAGTTTTTGACTTTGGTACTTGGCAAAAAATCTACCAGCCTAATTCTTTCGAAAAACAATACCGTTTCCGTTATGCAGGAACAAAACCAGAACGCCACGTTTTCGGGATGGATTTAGTAGAAAAGGAATTCAAAAAACGCAAAGCCGCACAAGAATCAGAAGACAATTATGATGATGAAGAAGACGAAGACGAACCAACCAAAAAGAAAGATCCTCGATTGGATGCTGTTTTTATTATTAGTGGCGGTTCTGACGGTATTAACCTATGGTCGTTCGATAAGTATCCAATTTGGTTCAACTCTGAAAGTGAGCATTTGGATTGGGACGAATACAAAAAACTAAAAACATGGGCAAAAGAAATCTATTACGTTGCCGATCTTGACAGCACCGGAGTGAAACAAGCTATCGCAATGGGTTTGAAATTCTTGGATATCAAACTGCTTTGGTTGCCTGAGAAGTTAAAAATGTACAAGGACAAACGTGGCAATCCTTGTAAAGATTTTAAGGATTATGTAGAGAAATTGTATCGTAAAGAAAATGTAAATGCGTTTACCAATGGTTTTGATAAACTAATCCATAACGCTTTACCAATGCAATTCTGGACAGAATGGTTTGGTAACAAAAAAACCAATTACAATTTATCGAATACTCGTTTGTATCACTTCTTGGCCAATATGGGTTTCGGTCGTTACGAATCCGAAAACATCAAGGAAGGTTTCATCTATGTTCGCAAAGAAGGTTCTATCATCAAAACGCTTCGTCCGTACGAAATTGAGAACTACGTTCACTCATTTCTCGAAGAACGACAAATGCATCCAGACCTTCGGGATTATGTCTACAACAGCCCGAAATTAAGCGAGCGTTCTTTGTCGAAATTACCAGGACTAAAAGTTGATTTTTCTGCAGCCGATAAACACACACAGTATTTATTCTTTACCAAAAAAGTTTTGAAAATCACGGCTTCGGAAATTGTCGAATACAAACAAGGCGAAGTTGAAAAATACGTTTGGGAAGATAAGATTATCGATTTCAATTTTAAGAAAACAGATGCTCATTTCAAAATTGCTCCTGATGCTGATGGTAATTTGGATATCGAAATCCTAAAAAAAGACAATCCGTATTTCAATTTCTTGATTAATGCCAGCCGAGTACATTGGCGCAAAGAACTGGAAGAATCTTTCGAGAATAAAAAACAGACCGAAGCCGAGGAATATTTCGAGAAAAACAAATTCAATATTGCGGGTCCAAATCTTTCTGAAGATGAAATCTACGAACAAAAATTGCACATCATCAATAAGATTTACTGCATTGGCTACTTGCTGCACAATTACAAAGACGAGTCAAAACCGTGGTGCGTTTTCGCAATGGACAATAAAATATCCGAAACTGGAGAAAGTCACGGTGGTTCCGGTAAGTCAATTGGTTTAGGTTCGTTGAACCACATTCGCAAACGTAGATTTTACATCAAAGGGCGTGATGCCAATGTGACCAAGAATGATTTTATCTATCACGGAGTGGATGAGAATACCGATTTCATCCTGATTGATGATGCCAACCAATATTTGGACTTTGCTTTTTTCTATTCGGAAATTACGGGAAGTTTAAAAGTGAATCCAAAAAACGGACAGCCTTACGAAATTCCTTTCGAGGATTCTCCAAAGTTCTTGATCACATCCAACTTTACCCTTCGTGATGATGGACCAAGTACTTCAAGACGTTTATTGTTTACCTCGTTTTCCGATTATTATCACGAAAACAACAACGACGAGTACAAAGAATCCCGCAACATTGCCAGCGATTTCGACAATCGAAATCTATTCACAGGATTCACCGAAGCCGAGTGGAACGATTACTATAATTTCTGTGCGCAATGTGTACAATTCTTTCTTTCGCATCCAAAGAAAATAAGTCCACCAATGGACAATGTGACCAAACGAAGCCTTCGAGCCGAAATGGGAGAAGCTTTCGAAGGATGGGCAGATGGTTTCTTCGCCAATAGAGAACAGACATTGGAAGGAGAAGAAGGATTGTACAAATATTTAGATCAGTATTTCTCTAAAGAATTTGCCTTCGAAGAATTCATAAAATCTACAAAGCAAGCAAAATGGTCGCCAAATAAATTCAAAAAAGCAATGAAAGCCTTTTGCCAGTTGAACGATTACATCCTGAATCCAAAAGACCTTCATACTTCTACAGGTAGAATCCTCCAGAAGATAGACGGAAAAACCCAAGAGGTTTTCTTCATCCGAACCATCGATAAGCCAGACGTGGCAAAACAAGAAGGGAACGTAACTGAATATAGTAATGAGAATGAAATTTTTAACGAAGAATAATTATGACTGTAGATAAAAATTTTCAAACACCAGAATGGGTTGCAGAATATATGGTTTCAATGTTGCCTGCAGGAGCAAAAACAATTTTAGAACCAACACCAGGAATAAGAACAATTGTAAATGTTTTAGAGAAAAATAATTACACCGTTGTCACTCCAATAGATTACTTCTTACTAGAAAAACAGCAATTTGATGCAATCGTTATGAATCCACCATTTTCAAGTAAGACTGCAGATATAACCAATGCGCCAAAAGACACTGATATCAGTGGAATGAAAATAGGATATTTCATTTTAACTGATTGTATGAAAATGTCAGATACAATCATTGCTTTAATGCCTTGGTTCACTATTCCAGATAGTGATGTTCGAATGAGAATGATTCGAGATTTTGGACTAAAATCAGTAACTCCATTACCTCGTAAAACATTTCAATACGCAAGAATTCAAACGGTAATCTTAGAATTACAAAAAGGATATAAAGGGGAAACCGAATTTAAAACACATTTAATATGAAAAAAATATACATCGCAGGAAAAGTAACCGGACTACCAAAGGACGAAGTAGTAGAGAAGTTTGCAGCAATGCAAAAGAAAATAGAAGGCCTTGGTTTCGAAGCCGTGAATCCAATAGAAATAGTAAAAGATTTCAACACACCTTGGAATCAAGCAATGCGATTGTGTATTGCAGCACTAACGCTTTGTGATGCTATTGTTCTGCTTCCAGATTGGATGAGTTCTAACGGAGCCAAGATAGAATGGGATATTTCAAAACAAGTCAAAATCCCTGATTTCAGAGGAACAGACTTTGGATTGCAAGACTTGAATTCACACTTTAAAAATAAATAATTAATCAATAAATAAATTTAAAAAATGGAAATCACAGCAGTTATTAAAAGAATCGAAGCCACAAGAACCGTAGGCGCAAATCAAGATTTTAAAATTCGTGACCTAATCGTCACCACAGATGAGCAATATCCTCAAACCTTGAACATCCAGTTCGTTCAAGCCAAGTGCGAGGAACTGGATAAGTTCGCACCAGAACAAAAAGTAAAGATTGACATCAATCTCCGAGGCAAAGAAACCGTAAAGGACGGCAAAACATTAGTGTTCAACACCATTCAAGGATGGAGAATTCAAGGTGTGTAATGTATTGCTACAACGAAATAAGAGTAGTTTTTGCCAATTGCAGAAACGATATAGAGTTAGAAAAAATCTGCGATGCTTTATTGATGATCATTGACGACGGCGATTTTTCAGAAGGACTAGAAAAATATACAAGATTACAAGCACACGTTAGATTCAGACAACTAAAATGTAGTTAACCATGAAACTATTAGAAGTACGCTCGGCACTCAAAAGAGCCGCAAAAGAAGATTTGTTTACTGGAGAAATTTATACAATGCACGCAAAACAAGGCATAAAAGACAACAATACCGTTTTCTATAGAGATTTAAAAACAGGACAGTTCCAAGGACCACACACCTTATTTTCCAATGGTTACTTTGCGGAAGTATACGCCCAAATGTCCTACGGAATGATAGGCGTTATTGTTCCAATGCCAAATGTCGTAACCAATGAAATCCTTTTTGACCTAGTGCTGCGCGAAGCTTCTATAGATGATCTAAAAGATACGCCACGCCACATCAAACTGAACCGTATTTATTATACGTATGATAGCCACATTCTTCTGGGGCCATTCTACACCGACAATAGCACTACAAGTTTATACTTAGAAAACTTAGTCGCAAAGAATCAAATATTTGTCCCGAATGAAAGACAGCATTTTAAGAAAAGGGAAATGAAGAGAGTGGCTTAACGTTCTCGTGCTTGGCGAGGTTCAAGGAAAGTAAATCCCGATGCTTCGGTTCAAGACCAAAATTAACAAAAACAAACAGAATTTTAAATTAATAACTAATCCTTGAATCTTGCCAAACACGTGTTATGTGAGGTTGTGGGTAATTAAAACAAAATGTGATGAGTATAGGAATGGACGGATTTGATGCTTATATGCCAAAAGAAGAAATTATAAGTAAATCAGAAGAAATAAAATTAATTAGAAAAGAACTGATTGATAAATATAACATCAAAACAGATAGAGATTTAATAAAACAATTAGGTATTACAGAAGAAGATAAAGGAAAATTATTTACTTGGATTAGATACCAATGTGCTTTTAGTTATCGAGAGGGTTTTGATAACGGGCAAGATGAATTGAGATACGCTCTTAACGACCTATTAACACCAACAAGATAATGTGCAATATAGTAGTAATAAATAAAGGAGAAAAAGAAATTGCAACACCAAGAGAGTTTTTAGAACATTTTGGATTTTATCCCGATTACGACACTTGTTTTAAAATATCATTAGATGAATGTTTATGTAATTGCGATATTGAAAAAGAATTGAAAAGAAACAATATACTTTTTAAAACGGATTGCGGAGATATTTATGTAGGAATGTTGGAGGATGTTGTCGGTGATGACGATTAAAACAATCTCACATAACGTTATCTCGCTTGGCGAGGTTTGGGGTTGAAACCCTATAATTTCTAATTTAAAATAAAATACGATGAAAAACGATATAAAGGAAAATCCCAAATCTTGCCAAGCGAGTGTTAGCGGTTGTACGGGTAATTTTTTAACCGAAGCTGTAAAATCCTTGGTTTATAAAACACCTCAAAAAGTTTTAGAGTATGTGGAAAAACATAAAAATGATTTTTTAATTAAAAACCCATCTTATGCAGTTTGCGACCGAATTACAAAAAATAACTAACCGCCACCACCAAAGTCAAATATTTGATGACTTTTTGCAAATGGCAGTTTGCGCTTATTCATTAGGGAAAAGCGAAGAACTTTATTTTGATATAGCAAAAAAATACAATGCCGAAGAAATAAAAGGATTTGCTAACGCACTTGGTGGATTAGTTTTAGACCACGAAAAACAAAACAATTCAGGAGAATGGAAAGACTTTTTAGGAAATTATTTTGAAGAATTTGGGCAAAATAATGCGAAAATGGGGCAGTTTTTTACACCTGTATCAATTTGCAATCTGATGGCTGATTTCACAAATGACGACCTTAAAGAAGAAAGAATGTCAGTTAACGACCCTTCTTGTGGAAGTTCACGAAATCTTATTGCACACGCAATGAAAAACCCAAATAACAGAATGAAGTTTTTTTATGTAGGACAAGATTTAGACCGAAGATGCTGTTTGATGTCGGTTTTAAATTTCGTAATGTTCGGGATGTCTGGAGTGATAATATATATGAATTGCCTATCGCTTGAAATTTATGGCGGATGGAGAATTTATTTACCTGAAACACTATTAGGCGTTCGACCTTTATCAATTAGTGAGTGCAATGAGTTTTTATTTGAACCAAAGCAAAAGCAAGAAGAACTACCTGTTTTAATAGAAAAATTTCCATTAACCCTTTTTGACCAATGACAATAAAAATTTATGATAAGTTTTGGATGGACGAAAATGGAAATGTTTATTCAGGCGATAGAAAAATAAAACCGTATTTATCGAGAGGTTATTATCAAATTATGATAGGTAGAAAATGCACATCTTATGGAAAATTAATTGCAACCTATTTAGTTTACAATGAAAACCAATACGAGCGATTAACTTACATTGATGGAAATCCAACGAATTGTATTCCTTCAAATTTAAAATGGGTTTCGGAAGAAGAATATAATAAAAAACAATCTCGAACAAAGGCAAGAACTGATTTGAATTTTGTGCCTGATTTTGATTATTTCAACAATGTTTTTCTTGACGCTTATAAAGACATGAAGGGCGAACGAAAATATTTTTTATCTGGAAAAGTATATTTACAAATGTTTGAAAAATTTGTACGTGGTGGAGTAAAAAATTTAAGAGCAGAAATTTTCATAATGTATAAATTTTCTATGGGTCAAGAAAGACGAGAAATGGAAGATAAAAGAATAGTCGATTTAGAAAAATATTTGACTTATGAAAATGTTTGGTAGTATAACCGCTAACTATTCGCTACACGCATAAAATGTATTACAAAATGCCAAAACTACTAACAAAAACAAAGGTTATCCGCATTTCAGAAAGCCAACTAAAAACACTTCAAAAAATGAAGTCTTACAATATAGATGTTGGTCAATTTATTCGTGATGCAATCAAAGAAAAAATCAACAGGGAGTATAAAGAATTACTTCCTAAACCTAAAAAACAATACTGTCCGTTCAGTAACGGAACAATAGAAATTTAACTAAAAAAAAACACCATGACAAAAACAAAATTTCGCCCAATATTATTTTCAACGCCAATGGTTCAGGCTATTCTTGAAAATAGAAAAACAATGACCAGGAGAACCAAAGGATTAGAAAAATTTAATCAATCTCCCGATGAATGGAGATATGATGGTGTTAGTATAGAAGGAGATTATGCTATGGAGCTGCTAGATATCGGAAAACCAAAAGAAATTTATAGAGAGATATTTCCCGCTTACAATCTTGGCGATATACTGTGGGTTCGGGAAACTTTTCGACCAATTGAACAAGAATTTGGAAATCCACGATATGAATATAAGGCAACCGAAAACATTAACTTATTGGATAAATGGAAACCTTCCCTATTCATGCCTAAACAAGCCTGCCGCATCTTCCTTAAAATAAAATCTATCAAAGTCGAAAGATTGCAAGATATTAGTGAGGAAGATATTAAAAACGAAGGTGTGAAAGTACTTGTCAATAACATCGGAAATGTTTTGTTTGAATTAGGAGAAAAACACGGACCAATTTTTTTTACGAGCAACATAAACACGATGTCCATTCACGAAGTATGGCTAGTGCATTGGGCAGCACTTTGGTGCAAAATAAACGGTATACAATCTTGGATAGCCAATCCCTTCGTTTTCGTCTATGAATTTGAGCGCATCGAGAAACCTTTAGACTTTATACCCAATGGACAGGAAGCCAAAATACCCAAAAGTTTCTGAAGAAACAAAATCAAAGATCATAGACTATTGGCGATTCAATAAAAACAACCAAGCCAGTACTATTGCATCTCTTTTCGGCTGCCATGTGTCGCAAATTCACACTGTAATTGACAAACACCTTTCCTCTAAAATCCGCTCTTAAACAGCGGATTTTTTGTCTTTACAACAGGCTTATACAAATCATTATAATTTTTCTGCAAATCTCGAAAATACGCACGCATTTTCTGACACGTTTTTCCCCTTACCCCTTATTTTATATAAACCCTAAAAAAAATGTAACTTTGTAACCATTGCTGGAATGTGCCGTAAACACTACTAAAAAAGGTTACATTTTACTTTTATTAATGTAACTGTAGTTACAAAAAAAATGTAACTAAAATAAAGGTTACAAAAATACATTTCTCTTTTACCTCTCGGTTACAAAACCGTTGTAACTAAACTTTCCTTTGTGGCTTTGGCTTCGCAGTGTTTTTTTTGGTGCGGTTACATAGTTACATTTTTTTCTGGACTTTTTGAGTTTTTCAAATATTTCCTGTCACAGTTTAGAATTTTAAATAAATATACTTTTAGTAAATTATTTTACTAATAAAATATACTTTTAGTATATTTTTACCTATATTTGAAAAACTAAAATGCTTATGGAAGTTCTTGATAGAGTAACGGTTAATCCAAATATTTGCGGTGTAGAGCTAGCCTTTTCTGGCGAGTTGACAGCTGCCAATATTCCCGACTGGCAACCTTTCTATAACGCTTCCATGTTTGCCATGGATTTCTCCAAAACCTACATTGGTTTGGGTTCCGTTGCCTTTGCCGAAGAGTCGGACGAAAGTCCAGCCGGAACTTCCTATAAACAATCCGTTACCATCCGTTTTCCATCTACGGACAAGAACAGATCCGAACGCATCGCCCTAATGGACAAAGTGCGTTTTGTAAAACTAAAACTCACCAACGGACTAGATCTAGTTATTGGCCGTAACGATTTTACACAAAACGCCAGACCGAGAATCAAAACAAAAACCAACATCAAAACTGCCGAAGCCGTTTTCGAAACCGTTTCTATATTTCCTTCTGGGTTTGTAGATGATGCGCATGCTGTTGGCTTACCTACATTAATCCCTATATCCTTATACTTATGAGTGCTAACTTACCACTTGTTTGGGCTGACAAAAAAAACAGTCCATTACTAGCCGACTTTATTGCAAAACACGGCGCTGAATATTGCATGACCGCCGAAGAAATAAACCAACTGCGTGATGCTGTCAATGAAATGGCAGTAGTACAACAATCGGTTTTTATGGGTGTTGTAATTCCAACTGACACGCCAACAGGAACGGGCGCTAGGTTTTGGTTCTCCGTTATTGCAGGAACTTACACAAATTTTGGAGGCGTTGTTGTTGCTGCAAATAGTTTAGCGCTTATCTCTGTAACTGCTGCAGGTGTTTATTCAGTTTCTCAAACAGCGTTTGTTAACGTAAAAGGCGATACTGGAAATACTGGGCCAACTGGTGCAACTGGTGCAACTGGTGCAACTGGTGCAACTGGTGAAAAAGGAGACACCGGAATAGCTAAAATAGAAACTTGGACGGCTAAAGGATATGCATCTGGAGACCAAGTAAATTATTTAGGAAAGGATTGGAGAGCGAATGCTGCAACTATTTCAACAGATGTTCCTGGTACAGGTAGTAAGTGGGTTGAACGGTTAGATTACGTAAGTAAATCTACACTTTTTGTAACCACGCATCCAGAGTATTTAATTGCATTTATTGATGTCAATGATGTTATTTTATTTGGCATAAAAAAAGATGGCACTTCTTATATACCTAAAGGATTGTCAAATGATGCTACAATTGAAATAAACAAAAAAAACAATTACAATGTTACAAAAGAAGTTCCTTTAGGAACGGGTGTATACTATAATGATCTTACCGCTATAGCTGCTGTACCTGTAGTAATTAGAAAAGTAGGTTTAATACTTAGTTATGCTACAAGTGCTACTAATGTTGTTAATGCTCAATTTATAGGTGCAGATATAAGTACTTGGAGTAATATTTCTAATTGGAAGAAATTTAATATATCAACAGTACTTGATAATAATGAATTTATTTGGGGAATTACAGACGCTAATGACCAAATACTTTTAGGTATTAGATATGATGGGAATTTGTATGCACCTAAAGCAGAGTTTTCTAATGTAACTCAAGCACTACTAGCTTTGCAAACGCAAAAAGTTGATAAAGATGGTGCAAAGGTGCTTAGTGACATTAATTTTGACACTGCAAAAAATAATAAACTTAACTCTATAGAAGAGGGTGCACAAGTTAATACTTTTAATAAAACCGATGTTGTTAGTTTAGTTGCTCAAAATAATGAAGTACCAAGTAATCAAGCCGTATATAATGCGCTTCAAGCCTTAGTACTAAATCCTACTCCAACAACTTCTTTATTATACAATTATTTTACAGTAGCCGCTTCTGATGCTCCTACTAATGTAAAGTTAGCTTCAATGTATGTTTGTGATGGAACTAATGACGAAGTTGAGATTAATGCTTGTATTCAAGCTATGCCTAGAAATGGTGGTAAATTAGTGCTATCTGCTGGAAGATTCAATATTGGTAGCTCAATAAAAATAGATAGAGCTATGACTTTTGAAGGTCAAGGACATTCATTATCCCTAGCACATGATACGCCTTTGCTTAGTAATACACTACTTATAGCATCTAATGATGTAAATGTAGTTTCTGTTGAGGCTTCTACAGGTGTACCTGGTGCTGCATCTGAAATAAAAGGTTTGACTATTCGAGATATGCACATATCAGGCATTAATAGAAGAATTTCTACTAAGGCTGGTATTTACATGGGAATACAAACAGATATTGCATTGTTTCACAATTTATGTATTGATAACAATTACATAGGTATTTATTGTCCAGAAGCCTTTTTTTTTGACGCTCCTACTATTGCTTGCTGCTCTATTCAAAGGAATAGATTAGGTATATTTATTGGTAATAGTGCTTTTCCTAAAATTCAAAATAATATAATTTTTGATTCTTTGGGTGTAGAAAATTTTGGGTTGCAAGGAACTGTTGGAACTTCAGATGTGGCTAATATCCCTATTCCTGTTTTTTGTGGCGGTATTATCCTACGGTCGGGGGTTGCATTGATAAAAGGAAACACATTTGGAAGAATGAGTTTTGATGACTCTAGTACTAACTTATTAAGGGGAGCAAGTGCAATTACTGTTGTAGGTAGTGTTATTGGTACTATTATAACAGGTAATACTTTTAGTCAAAACCACGGGAATCACATTGAAGTAAGACCTTGGAATAAATTGTCAAATGATGTTTGGGTAAAATCTACCCCTGAAAAGTTTTCAATAATAGGAAATACTTTTGACAACTTTGGAGATACTACTTTAGATGAAACAAAACAAAACGCAATCTACCTACATGAATGTAAATCTGTAGTAATATCATCAAATACAGCAATCAAATCTTCGTCTGCTTACGCTTGTAAGAATTTAGTTTACGAATCAAATAACATTTCTACAAATGCAGTTTGGAGCGGTAATAATGCAATTACTAACAATGTTATGATAGACTGTGTAGCTAGTATTGGTCACGTTCAAGGTTCAAAAATTAGAAGTACATTAACTGTTAATCAAAACAATATAACAATATCAACAACTTAATAATTTAAAAAAAATGGAAGCAACAATAATAAAAACAACAGGTGTTTGTACAGATACAACACTAAGAAGATTAAACGAAACAATATTTACAGTAGTTGCTCGTGGAGATAAAACTGGTTTCTTAACGGTATCTATAGAAAAATCACAAACTATAACTTTAAAATTCTTATCAAATACAGGTGAGTTTTTTGATGCCGTAAACGGCACATCTTTAGGTCAAACATTTATTACACCTACGACAGGAACTCATAACGTATTTATGAAAGTAAGTGCAGATACTAAAATGTCTGTTTATAACTGTAGAAATGTCTTTGCTTTTGGAGGTGTAACTTTAAGTAGTAATACTAACTCTCCTGTATTAAGGGTTGAGACGTTTCAATTAGCCAATTTTTATAATGCTTTTAGACTACGGCTTGGAATAAACTCTTGTTTTGGAGATATTAATTTTCTAGCTGGACTACCTAATTTAATTAGTACACAATTTTTAGATGGAAAATTTAATAATCAATTAGATGTTGTTTGTGGTGTAACGGGTAATGTAGCTTCTTTAACAAATAAAGCAACTACAACTAACTTAGAGTTTTATAATACAGCTGTTATAGTTGACTTTTCGCTTTTTACAACTGCTGCTTATCCTTTGTTGACGACATTAGTTGCTACGGGTTCTAACTTACTTAATTTTGATTTAGTACATCTAGCTAATGATAAAATTGACTTCTTAAATTGTGACACTCAAGCTACAGGTATTACTTATACAGGTACTACTACTGCTTTTGCTGGTAAAATTTTAAAAGAAATATATGTACAAGGTTGTACATTAATAACTGCTCAAATTGACAACTTACTTATAGCTTGTTCAGGAGCGACTTGGCAAGGCGGTAAGAAGTTGTATTTGAAAGGAACTAGAACTTCTGCATCAGATGCTGCAGTGACTAGTTTAAAAGCTAATGGTGTGGTTGTAAATATTAATGGTGCGACTTTGTAACCTATGTCAGTAGTTCCAATCCTAATACGCCAGCACTTGATTCCTTTCGTGTTCAAAGAATCCGAAGGCGAGGAATTCAACTATGGCGGAAAACGTGGAAAATCGGTTTTATTTTCGCCAGAGCTGTCCAGTATTGGTTGCATCGTTCGTAGGTTAATGATCAAGGCGGGAAAACCACTAAAGGTCGATAACTACAATTTGTATCTTTCTATACATGATACTGTATCTGGAAAAACATATCAAGGGCAATTGTACAAGCACGAGAGCGGTAGGAACTCGTTCCTGATGCTTCCAGAAGAAGCCAATAAGGAAATCAATGATTTGCTAGAAGACATGTTTAGAATGGCGTTTGTATCTTACGTAAACGGCTGTGTCGAAAATAGTTCTGATGCTGTTGTTACAAAAGCCATAGACCGATGGATAGACAAATATGATCTTTTGGAATTTGGTTACACCAACGATACTTTACGCAGATTATACTATCGCGAAAAAGACAAAGGCAAAATATTAGCCCGTTTCCAAACCGTAAAATCTTCAAAAACTTTGAATTACTCGGTTTGATTTGTATGTCACAATCAAACTGTGTTAGTCAAATTATATTTGAAAAATATTAATACTCTCGTTATGAAAACTTTCTTTACCTACTTCTTTGCTTCTATATGTATATTCCTCGCTCCCATTCAAGGCTTGCTCATAGCCGTTGGATGCGCCATAGTTCTTGATACCTTTTTCGGAATATATCGATCGGTCAAAGTAAGAGGTTGGCAGTTTATTACCAGTAGAAGATTAAGCGAAATCATTTCGAAAATGTTACTTTATCAGCTGTGTATTATTTGCATCTATGCAATAGATTTCCATTTGCTTTCCGAAATTTCAAATCATTTTTTATCCGTAAAATTAATGGGTACAAAAATTACGGCAATGCTTTTAATCTTCATCGAAACGGTTTCCATAAAAGAAAACTTCGAAAAAGCCACTGGACTTGATGTTTGGCAGTTGCTTAAGAAGGCATTAGGACGCGCAAAAGAAGTAAAAGACAGTATAAACGATGTTGTAAAATAATACCATGGCAAACAAATACAGTTGGTTATCCAAAGAAAAGTCGCCTAGAATCCTAGTCGAAGCTTTCAAACTTATCGGAATAAAAGAAGTTCCCGGTCAAGCCGATAATATCGAAATCCTGAAATGGGCAGAAACTTTAGGTTTAGAAAAAATCTATCGAAAAGACGATATTCCTTGGTGCGGTTTGTTTATGGCCTTTGTTTGTCATCAAGCAAAACTCACAGGCGTGAAAGATCCGTTATGGGCGAGGAACTGGATTAATTTCGGTGTAGGACAAAAAGTAGCCATGTTGGGCGATGTTCTTGTTTTTGTTCGCAATGGTGGCGGACACGTTGGAATCTACGTTGGCGAAGATGAAAAAGCCTATCACGTTCTTGGCGGAAATCAATCGGATATGGTTTGTATTACCAGGATCAGAAAAGAGCGATGCATCGCAGTAAGAAGAACAGTTTGGAAAGTTGCACAGCCAGCAAACGTAAGAGTAATTGAATTAGAAGCCACAGGAACAATATCTGTAAACGAATCTTAATTATGGAAATCATCAAATCATTGTTTTACGACTATTGGAAAAATCTAGTAATCTTTATTCTATTGCTTTTCGTGTGCTGTTCCTGCGATATTCAAAAAGAAGCCGCTAAAACAAAAACCGACACAGCATTCCAGGAACAAATAGAAACGCAAACTTTTCGCAAAGGCGATACGGTTCGTTATGAAATTCCGAAGGTAATTTATAAAGACACAACCATCTACAGAACCAACCGTCAGGGAACAACCATAAAGACCGTTTATGATCAAGGTGGTAATATTGCATCAATAGATTGTTTCGCCTCTACCATAGCCGAAATCCGAAAAGAAAACAGGGAATTCCAACAATCGCTCAAAGAAAAAGATTCTAAAAAGACCGAGGATTTCGATAGTTCGTTTCTGTTGTATATTATTGCTGGCGTTGCCGTTATTGGAATATTGGTTTTGATTGTAATGTTCATGTATTTCAAAACTTTAAAGCTATAACAATGAGCGATTTCAAAAGCATTCTTCTAGGATTGAAACTTAAAAAAGCGATGCTTTTATCTGAAATAGAATATGATGATAAAAAAAATGATGATCAGTTTTTACTATTAGGAAAACTAGAACACGAAATTACCATCACTAAAAAAGAAATCCTTCGTGCGACCGAAAACATCTTCGGATAATCGCTATTCCCTGTCACACGTATTTAGATTTAATCAAAATAACTTCGTAAAAAATTACAGCAATGAGAGTAGATAGACTATTAATGGATTTGAACCGCGGACATTTCGCAATGTCTTTCGAGGGTATTCTCGCTTATATGCCAATGGTTCATAAAATTATGAGTGGCGAAAATGTTCCTATTATCGAAAAGACTCATTCACTTATGAGCGTGGTCGATGCCAACGGAAAAACCATTCGTCCTGATAGTTCTGGAAGTATCAACGCTCCCAAAGGTTCTGTTGCTATTATCGATATGGTTGGACCCGTAATGAAATACGGTGATATGTGTTCTTATGGTGCCGAAGAAATTGTTTCCGCAATGTATGCAGCCGACAAAAATCCAAACATTCTTGGAATTGTTTTCAAAGAAGATGGACCAGGAGGCGGAGTAAATGCAATAGGTCCTTTTGTGCAGTTTGCCAAAGACAAAACAAAACCTGTAGTTGCAATCGCTGACCAATGTGCTAGTTTGCATTATTGGGCAATGTGCGCCGTTGCCGATCATAAAATGGCCGACAATAATATATCATCTGCTTTTGGTTCTGTGGGTGTCGTGGCTTCGTTCGCCGATAACAGAAAGTTTCTCGAAGAGAAAGGATATGTTTTCCACGATATTTATCCAAAGGAAAGCGAACATAAAAATCAAGCGATCCAATTAGCCTTGAAAGGAAAGTACGATATGATCAAAGCCGAACATCTTTCGCCTTTGGCAATCAAATTTCAAGAAGCTGTTCGTGCAGCTTGCCCAAACCTAAAAGAAGAAGTTGGCGTATTAACTGGTAAAACTTTTGGAGCAGACGATGCTCTAAAATATGGAATGATAGATTCTATTGGTAGCCTTGACCAAGCCATAAACATGGTACATGTAAAGAGTGAATTGAACCACTATAAGTAATTTTTAACCCTTTAAACAAAACTCCTATGAAATGGAACTTAATGGCCGCCACAGCCTTGTTGCTCAACGCACTATTTGGCACGAAAGAAATTCCAATTGACGCTGTAAACAAACAGCTCAATTTGAGTGAAGAACAAAAGCAAAAAGTGATTGACGCTCTTGGAAAAGAAGATGCAGAAAAAGCTTTTAAAGGAATGAATGCCGAAATTAAAGCAATGGCAGACGAAAATCTAATTTTGAAAGCGGCACAAGACGAACTTGATGCTTTAGTTTTAGAATCAGGACTTTCAGAAGAAGAATTAGCTACTGCTGCGAATGAAGGTAATGGTAACGATAATGTTTTGGCAATCGTCAAAACCATTGCGGCCAAGAACAAAGAAATGGCGAGTACAATTGCCAAATTAATCCAAGAGCCAGAAGGCGACAAACCTTTTGCAGTAATCCAAGGAGGAAAACAAAAAATGGAACACTCAGCAACACACTTATTCGGTTCTGGTAAATCGTACGATGCCTTTGATGGTGGTCGTTCCTGGAACGCAAGATTGAGAGACGGTGGAATGAAAGCTACTGATTTCAACACATCAGGAACTATTCCGTTATTGCAATCTGATTTATCTCATTTTGTGGAAGAAAACACAGGGATGTTGGAATCATTATTCAATGATTTCCGTGGTTTACCTTCACAATGGTCCACACGTACCGGAGTACTCGACAGAGTTTCAGATGGCTTCATTATGCCTGACGAAATTGTTCAAGGTCGTGCCAAAGGTTGGTCTCCTAAAAACAAATTCAAAATTGCTTCCGAAAAAGGGCAAGTGTATCGTAAGAAAATCGACATTACTTTCAACGGGTATGAGTTGCAAGAAATCGAAAACACTTGGATTCGTCAATACAACAAAGCAGACGGTTCTCATCCTTGGAAAATGTCTTTCATCGGTTTCTTATTGGGCGAACTAATCAAACAACAAATGTTGGATGATAGAATTGCACAAATCAACGGAATCTTTGTTCAGTCTCCAGAAGGTGACAACATGCCGGGTGCAGCAGTGAACTCTCAAAACGGTTTACGTTACTTATGGTATTACTACAGAGATGTTGTGAAACAATATCGTCCGTTTGATATTGGTGCGCCAACAGAATCTAACATTGTAGATTATATCAACACAATGATCGAGATGATGCCAGAAATCGAAAGAAAAGAGCAAGGTCTTGAGATTGAATTGTCTTCTAAATGGTTGAAAGCTTATATGAAACGTGCGGGAGAATTGCGCCCACAATTAGTAAACAACGCAAGCGACCAAGCGAAGTCAATGTATCAAACCAATTCACCTATAGATTATCCTAATTTCATCTTCCAAGAATTGGTAGATCAAACCAAAACGGATTTTATTGGTATTACCAAATCTAAAAACGTGGAAATTTTAGAATACAACGTTTCTGAAAAAGGAAAATTCACAATGTCTCACGAAAAGAGAGATACTCATATTTTCGCCGATTATCGTTTGGGTATTCGTTTGAAACAAGTAGGAACTAAATTGGTAGATGGAGATCCTAGAAAATTCGAGATTCAAAAAGTATGGTCTAATAATATGCCAGTATTCGGAAACGAAGTTTTTGCTCCTGCATTCGATGATACTTCTGGTATTTTGAAAATTACTTTCCCTAATGTTGAAGTTCACGAAACTTGGAAAACAAACATCACAGCTATTGAAGGTGCTACCAAAGGTTCTGTTATCCGTATCAAAGGAAACACAGGATTAGCTGCTGCTAAAAACTTAGTTGATGGTGCCGGATTAGACTTAGCTTCTAACTTCGATTTATCTTCTGGTGGAACGATTGTATTGTTTGCCAAAGAAGATGGAACGTTCAAAGAATTGTCTAGAACTACAACTCCAGAAGTTGCTACAACTACCGATGTTGATTTCAGCACAGCTGTATTGGATGCAAAAACTGGAACAATCTTTAGATTCAAAGGAACTGCAGATACTACTATCACCAGCGTAATAAATGGTGTTGAAGGTAAAACTATCAAAATCTATGGTACTGATGCAGTAGATGTAGAGTTAACTATTGCCGATGTTGCTACTGTAAATGTAGCTAGTTCAGTAGTATTGGCAGACGCTAACGACTACTTACAATTAACAGTTGTTAATGGTATTTGGGTTGAAACAGGAAAAAGTATAACTGTATAACGGTTTTTAGAAAACCTTAATAAAATATAAAAATGTCACAATATATTAGAACAAATGTAGCCAAGCCCGCAAACTCTGCGGGTGCAGGCTCACCAAAAAAACCAAACGTTACGATTATCGCTGTTGCTGATATTGCAACTTATCCAGCGCGTGACGACAAAGGAGTACTTATTGCTGGAAACTTTGTTTTGAATACTGGTGCGCAAGCAATCAGTCTTTACATGACTCCGAGTAAAATCAAAGCGGGTTATGAGCCAGAAGGAGACGAAGACGGACAAACCTTCAAACACAAATTTGAAGGACCACATCCAGGAGATTCTTTGGCTATAAATGAGTATGTTCAAAACAACTCTGGGGAACCTTGCATTATCATTGTTGAAAACTGTGACGATGCTTCTAAAAGAGTGTACGGAACTAAATGTGCTCCGATGTATTTGAAACCATCTGGAACAGACGAAAACGAAAATCGCAATCACATGTTGGTTTTCGAACAATACGCAAAAAGAAATCTTGTGCCTGCTCATTACACTGGTGTGATTCCAACTGTTGCTCCTTTCACAGTAGTTTCTACTACTGCATTGGCTCTAAGCCCTGCAAATGGTTATGTGTATCAATTGCCTAGTTTGGGAACTACTGCTTCAATAGCTGTAGCAACAAGCACATTAGAGCACGGTGATATTGTAACTTTGATAGGTGGTGGCGGTGCTGCTCCTGCAACATTAACATCTGGCGTTGTAAACATGTCTGCTTTATTGGTGGCATCTGCTGCATGGACTGGTTTAGCTGGTGCAGTTATCAACTTGAAAGTATTCAAAGCTGGCAGTGTAACGCTATTTATAGAGCAATCTCGCGGATAAGCCTCACCCCGACCCTCTCCAAAGGAGAGGGAGAAAAGCGGAATTTTTTTAGTTAGTTTTTTTTTCTTAAAAGCCTCGCACTCGCGGGGCTTTTTTGATGTCACAACTTTTTAGAAAGGTAATTACCAATTTTACGGTTCAAAGAAAAACATTCACTAAAATACATTATCATGAAACAAAAAGTAATTGAGTTCTTCCAGAACTTACCCGAAGCGCCTTATGAGCAGTTTAACAAAGCGTTTGAATTGTACCGACAATCAGATGGAAAGAACATCGCTATCGAAAGAGTTATTAATGCTACTGGTTATACGCCTAGTGGTTTGCAAAACTTGCTCTATGATTTGCAGAAAATGCACGGGATTACGGATGTGGAGAAAGTTCCACAAGTTGGAAGTTTGAAGTTAGAAGTGGGAAGTGAAGGCGATGGAGTTTTGCAATTAGATCCTAATTCAGAAATACCAGGTACACTGGAAGAAACTACTGATTTAGATTCTTTGAAGGAAAAAATGAAAAATTTGGAATGTGAAAGAGACGATTTACAGTACGAAAAAGAAGAACTAGAATCTGAAAATGAAAATTTGCAGGACGAAAACGAAGACTTAAAAACCGAAGTCGAAACCTTGAAACTCGCTCCGAAATTGGACGCAAAAGCCATTCGTGTTGAGTTTCCTTTCTTGAATGAAAAAGATTGTCCGGATGAATTCAAAATATTAGTTGCGGACAAAATCACGGCTTGGAATGAGTATCTTGAAACTCAAGAAAGAATTCAAAATTTTGATGAAAAAATATCGGGCAAAGAAGAGATGGCTGAATTAGCTAAAAAAGCGATTGAAGATTTCGACGAAAACCAAAAAATCTACGATGAATTGAATTGCTATCAAACTACTGGGAAAGTTTTAGGAGTTCATCCAATATTCAAGAAACTACAATTAACCAGGGAAGTCGAAACAATGACTTCCGAAGAGTTGGTAAAATACAAAAGTTCCTCCGCAAAGTATTTTACGGATAACAGAAAATCATTGGCGAAAGCTGAAAAAGCAAAAGACGAAGCTCGCATTCTTGAAATCAATACTCGTGTTGTAGATCGTGAACTGAAACTTGCTTTGGTAAACAAACGATTGGGAATTCCAGTAAAATAATATGCTGTTTGATTATAGAAAGTTACAAGTTAAAAGTGAGGAGTTAGAAGTTCCAGTAAACGAAAAATTCGTTTCTAAATATCTAGCTTCTCATTATCAAAAAATAAGTTCCTTAGAAAATGACCTGATGCGGGTTCCTACGACAGAGGAGTTTTTCTTTTTGCAAAGTGATACGGCTTTCAACGCTTTTACTTTTATACCATTGGTTGCCAAGTTGTACCCAATAAAGGAACTGCACGCATCAACATACAGCATTTCTCGAAAGGTTATTGAAGCTTTGATAGAAATGCACGATCGAGGACAAATTGAGCGCGTCACACTACTCGTTAGCGATAGTATGATCAAACGAAATCCGATAGTGATTGAAAACCTGATGGCGATGGCAAGCAGTCGCCCAAACGTTACGGTTTTGTACGCTTGGGTTCACGCAAAGGTTTGTTTACTGAAAACCCACGAGCATTTCTTCATCATCGAAGGTTCTGGGAACTGGAGCGAGAATGCGCATTACGAACAATACACTTTTGCCAATAGTAAGGGATTGTATGATTTTAGAATGAAATTGTTTACTGAGAGTAAACTTAAAAAATATTGATCCCCCCAGCCCCCGAAGGGGGAGTTAAAAAACGAAACCTATGACAAAATTTATTTTTTTACTAATCAAAGCTATAATTGGAACAATCGCTCTGGTTTTTGGATTTTTAGGAATGGTTGTGATATTTCTTTTGGCTTTGCCATTGGTAGGTTGGAACAAATCGAAATGTATTTTTAAAAGAATCTAATGAACCTACTAGAAAACAGATTTTCCGAAGAAGAAATGACTGCTATTCACGACTTGGCGGGAAACAATTATTCGCCTGAGAAGATTGCTTTGTATCTCGATGTGGACAAAAAAGCCTTTTTGCAATTGTGGTCCAATAAAAAAAGTGAAGTTCGTTTGGCTTATGAACGTGGAAAACTCGTGGCAGAATTCAACATAAACAATAAGCAAAAAGAACTGGCCGAAAAAGGAAATATTACTGCAGCACAAATATTCCTGAAAGAATCCGAGAAAAACGAAGTAAACAACATTAGAAACCGAATCCTCTTTGGCGATGACTATTGATCAAATTAATTTACGAGACATTTACGACTTTATGGAGACTGGCAATGTTGCCAAAGCTCCTGAGCATATAGTCGCCTATTTGGATTTACTCGATATGGTTCGGGGAATGTTCCTCCGAATGGATAAATGGGGAAGCAAAGAATCCATCATTAAACATTTGATGGTTTCCAGCGCGCATAAACTTTCACGCTACAAAGCGAATCAGGTTTGCGATGAAGCACAAGAATATTTCTATAGAGATAGCCAAATATCGAAATCCGCTTGGAAAAACATCTATGCCGACAAAATGGAGAAGATGATCAACTTTGCAATGCTCACGGTCAAAGATGTAAACGATGCACAAAAAGTCGTAAAAATGCTTTTGGATGTATCGGTTTTGCGTGGTGTGAATGAAGAGGACAAAGAAGACCTTCCTGCAGAAGTATTTCAACCGCCATTTGTAGTGTATACTTGGGATTCCGAAGCTCTCGAAATGCCAAAAGTCAACCGTCAGAAACTAGCCGAAATGATTGATGCTTACCCAGAACTGACCGAGAAAGAAAAAATTAGAATCAAACAAGAAGCTTTGATTCCTGGTTTCAAACTAAAAATATTCCCAAATGAGCAGGAAGACCCACGTAAGTCTTAAAGACACGGATGTTGCTGGTCGGTATGCCAATTGGGTAGATACTACCATATTCCTGATTTCTCCTAAAAATTTGCGGTTGATAGCAGGTCGAGCAATGGCGAAAACTGCCAGTATCATCGCCAAACGAAGCCAAAACATTATTCACGATATGCCTAAAAGCTATCAAGTAATTGTTTCGGACACGTATATCAACTGCCTTAAAAACATCGTTCCAACACTTCTGGAAGGTTGGAACCGTAACGGATGGCGAGAGGGAATCCATTATGTTACGGATAAGCGTCCGCCCTCACATTTTAAACTTCCGTACAAACCTGTAGAAACCTACAAGCATACGATTTCTGTTTTTAATGGATGCTTTTTTAATCTCGGTTCGCTCGATCAACCGGGAGGGTTAGCAGGTGGTTCGTATCAGCATATGTATGGTGACGAAGCGCGTTTACTGAAATTCGAAAAACTAAAAAAATTAACGCCTGCCATTCGTGGAGAATACACGTTATTTGGGCACTCGGTTTATTATCGGGGAACTACTTTTACTACGGATATGCCTAACATCATCGACGGTGACGAAGATTGGATTATGCAGGACGAAAAGAATATGGATTTAGACCAGGTGAAACTTGCTCTTGAAGTGGGTTTGGTGCTGAATGAAATTAAAAGGGAAATTCTTTCGTACAAACAAGTAGGCGACTTTGAAGCTATTGAAGGACTGAAAGCCAACTTGGTGCGCTGGACAGAACGTTGGATTCGTGTCCGCAAGGATTTGACTTTCTTTTATGTAGTTTCTTCCTTGGCGAATGTCGATATTTTGACCGAAGGGTATTTTGCGGACAGTTTGAAAGCGCTGGGAATTGAAGAATTCAAGAGTGCGATTCTTTCTTTGAAAATCAATTTAAAGAAAGGCGAGAAATTCTACGGAAACCTTGGCGAGCATCATTTTTATGATGACGGCGTGATTCAAGAATACTACAACAAATTTTCATTAACGGACGAGATTGAGGAAAGTAGTTTGGCATTGCGATACATCGACCACAATGCGAAACTAGAATGCGGTGTGGATTTTGGCGATATGTGTAGTGTCGTAACGGCACAGCCTAGAGGGAACTACTTATATTGCCTCAAAGAATTCCACACGTTGGCACCGGAGAATGAAATCCAATTAGGAAGGAAGTTTACAGACTTTTACAAGCATCACAAGGTTAAAATCCTTGATATGTATTACGACCGTTCGGGGAACCAAAACAGCAAAACCAAACGAGATTGGGCGAACGCCTTGAAAACAGCTATTGAATATCATAATGGCGTTTCAACCGGTTGGACTGTAAATTTGATGTCATTGAATCAGGCTACTATTTACCAAGATGAAGAGTTCGCTTTCGCTAAAGCCTTGATGGGAGAAACGACCGCCACACTCATAAAACTAAAGATCGATAAGTTCCAGTGTAAATGCCTAAAAAGTTCCTTAGAACTCACGAAAATCAAAATAAAAATTGATGCGAAAGGTTCTAGAACTTTGCACAAGGATAAATCTAGCGAAGCATTGCCTATTCTATTGCGGCCAATGTACTCGACAAATTATAGCGATGCGTTCAAATATTTGATTTATCGTAGGAGTTTTGTGGATCAGGTGAATACTCATTCACAATATTCAGGAATGGACCCGAGTGTGAATTAAATTATTTATACCAATTCTAAAGATGTGCTTATGCACATTTTTTTATTTGTCATTCTAATTTATATTTGTACGTTTGCTGAGTCAAAATACAATAACGGAGCAATCTACAAAACTTTTTTAAGTAACAATAAGCGAAAGCCTCGCAAAGATGTCCCATAGGAAACGAAGGGAAAACTATCCGTTAGGGTATTTTGACACATCTAAAGTGAGGCTTTCGTGTATCTAATATTTTCGTTTATGTCAAAAGAAAATGTAAAAGCTAAACCAGCCAAAAAAGTGTTGGTAGCAGTGTCAAAACTTACTCAAGAGCTTTGCTTTATGGGTGGAATGGATGAACTACAAGAAGAAATGGAAGAAATCTGCGACCGTTTGCTCGAAAGCGAACACGGCAATGAACTTCACATTCGTCTAAAAATGCTGAAATGCAAGGAGGTTATTAAAATGGTTTCCAAAACCATAGACCAGTTTACTTTTGAAGAGATAATGCTCCAAACGAATGTGTTTTGCAATGAGTAAGTCCAAAAACCCTACGCACTACCGAAACAAAGAAGATTTTTGTATTAATGAACTCGAATCGGTTGATGCTGGTTCGTTATGGACGTTGGTTGGAAACAAACTCGTTCTTGTAGATGATGACAGTTTTGTACAAACAGATTTAGATTTAAACTTATTTGAAAAAGTATAATTATGGTAAATTTAATAGACAATCAAGTAGTTCTGGGAACTTATAAAGGAGTAGATTTCCATTATATATTCAATCAGAACAAAGCGTTTATGATCAACGCTAGTGAAGTTGCAAACTTTTTAAAAATTGATATAAGTGAATATTTAAATAAGGAAACAACCAAGTACTATATCAATTCTTTACTCAATTATGATATAGATTGTTATGATAAAACAGTTTCAGGTTATGAACGAGTTAAAGGAAAGAAAAATACTTTGGAAGATTTACTATTAATCGAAAACGGAACATATTTCTTCGATTATTTTTTAATCTATGAGATTACTAAAGAACATTTGAGTTTTTATTTTTGGATAGACCATATTCGTATTGATACAATAAGAGGTTTATTGAATGTAAAATAAACTTAAATGCAATTTTTGGACTTAAAAAATATACTTAAAGTATATTTTTATATATTTGCAGAGTAATCTACTACTTACATTAAGATAAACGGTAAAAATTTACCAACAAGAAACCCCTTTCAGTGTGTAGTAGCCTGATAGGGGTTCTCTTTTATAAAAACAATTTATTATGAAACAAGAATCAGAATCAAAAGCATTAGAATTTATTTACCAAGACATTCAAATTCATTTCTTATTAGGTAAAGAAGAAAATGTAATGGTAAATGCCACAGAAATGGCAAAAATGTTTGATAAAAGAACTACTAATTATTTAGCTAATGCGAACGTAAAAGAATTAATTAGTAAACTTGAATTAACTGAAAAGTCAGTTAATTCAAATAATAAAATAATTGAAAACCGAGGTCATATGGGGTATTATTTTTGCGAAATATTAGCTCTTGATTTTGCAACGTGGTTAGATGTTGACTTTAAAATATGGGTTTATAAAAGAATTCGAGAAGTTTTATATGGAAACGCTAAACGTGCAGGAGAAAAAATTTCAGCTGTAGCAATCCAAGAAGCAAAAATTAAAAAAATGAGAGATGACATTTTACTACAAGGAAGTGATGATGCAAAAAAACTATTAGAAGAAGAGGCGTTTTTAGTTGAAATGAAGAAATCAAAAAACAAAGCAGTAAGTATTTTTGTAAAATCAAATCAACCAGAGTTGCCTTTTGGAGAATAGAAAAAAAAGTCACTCCCCGCCTCTTGGCGGAAATTTTTTAAAACAGAAAAGCCACTTAAACAGTGGCTTTTTGAATTATTAATAAATTATTTGATACTGATATTGTTACGTTTTCCCCGATTTCAAAACCTGCCTTTTTCATCCAATCGCCTGAAAGAGTAAGTTTCGGTTTGTGTGTGGGTTTCTTCCAAAGTGCTTTGCAGTACTGGGAGGAAATTTTGAGTTTGCGAATACTAAAAAATGTACTCATTGAAATCGCTTTTTGTGTTTGTCTCCTCTAAAAACTTTTCGGCTATTGCTTGCGCTTTATCGAATGCGTTTTTGCAAAGGCTTTTGAAGTATTGGTAATCATCCCAATTCCATAAAAAGGAATATCCTTTTTGATTTAAAATTTGTCTTACTTGGTAGGATAGGTAATTTGGTGTATTTTTGTGGCTGTTAGAATTATTTTGCGTCATGGCTTATAGTTTTAAGTGAATTAACCCCTACTCTTCGACCAGTAGGGGTTTTTGTTTTTACTGGGTTTTAGATTTCAAAGTTCAAAACTTCGTTTTCTGCTTCGGATAACAAAATATTAAGTTCCTGTTCCATCGCATCACGAACCTTTTTAATCACGTTTGAATTACTCACGCTAAACTCAAAATCTGACGAATTTTTGAGAATAATTTTTGCGTTGGTTCTGTCGTTCCCTGCATCAAACATTTTCAATTCGCTAGACTTTTCTTTTAGCAGTTTGAACCTTTTTGAGAGAGCTTCAAAATGCTCAATCCTTCCAATTCTTTCCTCTGCCGTTGGCGGTGTCCTGTCTACGACCTTTTCCATCATCCTTTCGATGGCTGTTTTTGGCTCGATAACGGCTGTTTCTACTTTCTTAACTGTCGGAAATGCGTTTGCAACGTCGACCGCTTTAACCTCTTGCGTTTCTGTTTTCATAATGTATTAATTTATTGATTTTCAATACCTAAAGATACAAAATCCCGTATTAATACGGAAATGTTAAGAGGTAAAAAACACTATTATTTTACTATAAATACTAAATATATAATCATTCTAAATAAGGAGATTAACAATATAAAAAACTCATTATTACATAGTTACAAAAAAATAAAAACAGATAAAAGACTGAAAACCAACAGAAAAACCCGAATAAATGAGGGGTTTGCTGTGGGTTTGTCTTTGGAAATACCGTCCCGCTCAAAACCGTGTTTCTCGTTACCTCCGACCCCTTCCGAGAGAGATATGACAAAACCGACCGAGCCACCACCCACCATAAACACTGCGAAGCTATCCTAATACCTTGCTATTGTTGATGTCACACCATATATGGTATGGTAATACTACTATTGTATTATAATATTAATAGGTAATTACAATGGCATCCACCATAAAGCTATACGATGCGTTGAAGAGAATGCGGACGCTCACCGATTTAGGCATACCGTTTAGTTTTAAGTTCTTGTCATACAATGCTACAACTGGCACGTGTGATGGCTTCAAAGAAGTGACCAATGCACAGCTAAGAAAGAGTTACCGTGATGACCAGAGCAGTAAGTCACACCTATTGATAGGGTATGTTAATCAACACGATGGTAATCGTTGGTTCTACCTTCCATTGTTAATTAAGTTCAACGGATATACAATTAAACCATAGATTATGAATATAGAATATGTAGGTAATGATGCTATTGTAAGTACTAACGATGTAGCATTCACATACCAAGTAAGTGAAACACCACGTGACTTATACCAATCAAGAGGTGCTACTAATAACTTAGACTGGAACGAGAAAGGCGATTACATTGGTGACTACGTTGTTTATCCTTTTGGTAGTAACAATGATCTTCCAGACATTATCAGAGATACTGTTCTAAAGAATTACATCGCTCCTGGTATAATGAAGAAGAAGACCCAACTCATTTGGGGATTAGGTCCACAACTATATATTGAGAAGATTAAAGATGGTGTACTATCTCGTGAATGGGTAGAGGATGAAGAAGTGCTCAGGTGGTTGCGCTCTTGGAACCACGAAGAATACCTACTTAAAGCCTGTACTGATTTCCAATTCATAGAGGGTGTATTCTCACGCTATGAACTAAGCAAGGGCTCACGCGTTGGCAATAATTTCATATCTAAAGTATCCCACTTATTCCCTGATAGAACACGATTAGCATCACTAAAGACCAGCGACAATCGCAACGCATCACACGTGATAGTGACTGATTGGTCATTCAATACTATTCAATCCTTATCGAAGTATAAAGTATATCGTTTATTCGATTTCTTGAATCCTTTTGCCGAAAAGAACGCGGTATTATATTCAAATATGTATTCCTTCTGTACCGATTATTACACTGTGCCTGACCTTTATGGTTCTCTCGAATGGTTGAATCGCTCTACTGCAGTACCGTTAATATTCAAGGCATTGTCCAAAAACTCCATCAATCTAAAATACCATATCGTTTCTCCTCAGGCTTTTTGGGATAAAAAGAAAAGCGAAATTGAAGCCAATTGCACCCAAAGAGGTGTTCAATACAAAGCTTCAATGTTGGCA